GCCGCATGTTGCCAGATTCATGGTTAGCTTACGTCGTTCTCTCAATGCATCTCAGCTATAAGTGCACGAGCCACAGAATTAAAGGACAGGGCTTAACCTCGACAGGGATTCCGTAGCTACCCAATCGAGGTGCGCTTATGCAGCAGTCACCATTCGGTCCTTGTACCAAGACGAGGTGCGATCACGCGAGTCAATAACCCTCGCGTAGTTCTTGAAGAACAACTTCGCATCCTGAGGAACAAGGTGCTCGAATCTGCTGCAGTCATAAGGGCGCAACTCCACCATTTCGCAGAACTCTTTCTCCAAGCGCATTTGGTCCAAAACGCTTATTTGGTAAAGTTCAGTACAGAGAAGTCTGGTCGCTCGACCCACCTCGCGATTTGCAATCTCGAGTGCTTCTCCTAAATGGTCACAGGCTTCAATGGCAAGTGTTCGGTCGTAATCTGACAATCCTCTCCACGCGGAGCGGACGTCAATTCTCTTTGTAGCTCGTAGAACCCACAAACACGCCTGAGTTATGACAGGGCAGCCAGCATATTGATACAACAGACTCATTGCCTTGGCTTTGGCAAGAGCCTTCTTTTTCGAATCCCTAGCAAACAAGTATCGGACGTCGGACCATCCTAACTTGAGCAACAGTTTAATAGGATCTGCTATGGATATGAGCTCTAATTCATCGAACACCTGACCGCAGAATGATGCCGTTGCCAGTTTTCGATGGACCTGAAGCTTAATTGTCAGCCCCAGGCGCTTAAACCACATTATGTCCATTGGATCGGACGGGTAGGTAAGTCCTGCGATTCCGTCGTCGCCTTCAAAGCGACCGTCCCAATCCTTGATGTTACATTTCTTCATCACAAAAGAAAAGAACATCAAGTTTGAGAACCCATTTCCTAAAGAAGTGCACATCTCTCCGCTCATTCGACAAGCAATAACAACTACGTCGAACCATTTAAATTGGCAACGCTGTCGACCAGCAATTATAGTCAAAAGCTCAAGGAAAGCTATATAGCCTGGGGTGTTCTGAGTCATGTACATGTACAGCTCAAATTCAACAGCCCTCATCACCCAGTCTCTGAACTGACTCTCAAACGCTGAGTAGTCCGTAGAGACATAGATTCTTCCAGTTCTTATGACCGCATCTCTAATTTCTCTGGCCCATTGTGTGCGGGGAATTTTCTTTATGAAATGTGGATCTGAGAAGACTTCCTTCTCAATGTGTTTGAACAGAGGTCCAGCCATCGCTTTAAACGCATTGGGACGCGCAAAGATCGAGCGATAGTATTTGAAGGTATCATAGTACTCATCCTTCTGGAAACACTGAGGGAAGACGTTGTTCATCCGTCCCCTAGCTTCAACGACACGACCGAGACATTCGGCATAATCCGCACGAATCTCACGTTTCTGATCCATCGTGTAATTGGTCTGCTCCAACCAAGCCTCAACGTCGAAATCCTTATCCCGTCCGAGTGGCTTGTATTTGCGCATTTCCTCCCGAACATGTGATCTCAGTTCATCGATCAAAGACATGTCGGGCTTCGGGTGTTCTCCCATGATCCTCTTTATGTTGGATACCATCAAGCCTTTAACATCCTTCATGTGCGGATGGGGTAGACAAGCACCCACCATGGTGGCTCCATTTGCGACGGCCACGGCTCCGTCTGACAGCTTGGGCTGG